ATTTAGTGTTCATCTGTCGTCCTACGGATACTAACAGACTATTCACTTATACCGTCATAAACCACTCATCCGATATGTCAAGAAGAGAATTATAATCCAAGGGGAGAACTGTCGTTTCTTGATACGAGGGGTCATACACATTCTTCTGCACCAATGCATCCCATTGAGGAAAACCATGACACAAGTCCTCCTCTGTAATACCATACTGTCGCACCTTCTTTATGTCATCATGAGTAAGACGGTTCATTATTAGATACTTCAACTCTTCAGAATTTTCCATCGTTCCAAGTAACTCTTCATAAATGAACCTAAGACGATCATACGCATCTCGATTCGACGCATATGTGGCATATGCTTGACCTATAACCGATAAAAGAACATCTAACACATCACGCTGTCGAGTATCTCTAGACCATGCTGCTCTTACAATGAACTCAGCAGACTCTCTAAAGGGAAGATACTCACACTGGCCTTCGGTACGCACAGGATTTGCCACAAACTGGTGCTTAAGCAGGGTTGCTCCACAATGAACGAGATACCCTTCTCGGACCATTGACAGAAAAGAAACTCCATCTTTTAGGTCTCTTATTTCTACATCAAAATGATCTTTCATGAATTTTGCAAAAAGTTGTCCGGAGAACATTATTGAAGCAGGTCCTTCTCCTTTGTTGTACAAATGATCATCTCCATAAACTACTAAGCGTATTTGGGCGAAGAGATGCAATTCCAACTCCTCTTTCATCTCCTCAGGCGCTGTATTAATCTGAAATATAGCAAAAAGACAAAAGTACATCATCATTATCCAAGAGTCCATATGAGATGTGTTATAGGCCCCAGAAGGTACTCCACCATGGACTATACCCCAAAGACCCCCAAACAATTTAGTAACGCGATCCAACATATTCTTAAGAAGAAACTTAACTACACGCTCAAAAGCTGGATAATCTTCACTCTTTTCATCAAAATGAATGCCCATTGTAGAAAAATAAAGATTCACAAACATATCACGAACTGTCTGATCAAAGAGCTTCACATCTCCTTCTACTAGCACTTTCTTACTATGGTTATGCGTCCAAATTCCCAGACACTTAG